GAATTTGATCTATGGCCATACTCACGATGTAACTTCCTATGCTATTGGCAGATTAGATGGAACGGTTAAGGCTTGGAGTTTGGGCAATTTAAAGGACATGAGCGCAGAAAAGAATAATTGGCTCAAAGGTAGGATTCATAATTGGCAACACGCTGTTGGGCATATTACTTGGTTCAAGGATGGAAACTTCCGAGTAGAAGTAATTGATATTGTGAAGGGGAAAACTGTATTTAGAGGAGAAGTAATTGATGGAAGATAATTATGTTGATAATCTGAAATTGACAACAGATAATTATGTTGATAATTTGAATAAGATTAGACGAATTGCAGAAGATATTAAAATACTTGAATTGCTTGATCCTTCGAGTAGGACGGTGAGTTGCCTTACCGATCTTATAGAAAGATGCAGGCAGATTCCGGAGTTAGAAATGATTGATGAAACTTTTATGAACATGGACAATTTTGAGGCTGAGGCATGAGTACCTATTTAGAAACGATATGCACTCACGAAGATATGCAGTCAATTCTGCCCAGTCTTGGTGAATACAATAGGAATACAGTTCTAACCACTTGGGCAATCCATTCTGGGGATGTGTATAAATCTCCAAGCTCAGGCAGAGTGGATATGCTTTACCGGGATGGGAACGAACTTACCTCCGTTAGTTCTTTAGGTGAAGTAGATAGTGATGGAGAATACTATTACGATAGTGCTGCTGATGTAGTTTATTTGCAAAGTGCAGCAAATCCATCTACAAACCACACAATAGAATCCGGGAAAGATTTCAGTTCAACTGTTGATGAAGCAAGAGGTAGGGCTTCTGAAATGGTTAGAAGTATTGTAGCCAAGCCAATCTACAAGAAAAAAGGTGTAGGCTATCAAGGGGAAACCACAAGGAACTATGATGAAGTTCTTATCTTATCGGCAGCAGCCATAGCCGTTGCCTTAATGGTAAGACCTTTTGACATGGAATTGGCAGATGAAATAGAAGAAAAATATAATAATGAAGGTGATCCTCCGGGCATCCTCCAACTTATAAGAGATGGATTTGTTAAACTCCATCACGAGTTCTCGGCTGATAGAAGTCAAGGACAAATCGCTCCAGTTAATGTTGATGCCGCAACAACTGGAGGCATAGTAGATATATCCGGATCGCCTTCTAAAACTGATGTCGTAAGAATAGAAATTACCACAGGAGGAACACTATCCTATGGAACAGCAAGTCCTGTTAGATATAAAGTTCTAACTGCAAGTGATAGCGGTGTTCAAACAAATACATCTGTTGAGAATGAAATACTCACAGGCAGTTATGATACTCTTGCTTACGGCACAAGATTTAAAGCAAGTCAGGGGGTGTTCACCGCTGGTGATTATTGGTACATAGATATGAGTGCTGGCATCCCTGAAACGCAGAATCCAATTAGGACTTCAATGGCCCGGAGATATTAATGGCAATCACTTTTAAGCCAAATCATCGCAGAGTGATAGACGCTCTTACCGATATTATTGCAACAGAATATACTGGAACACCTGTGTATTATGAAGATCCTGAAAGATTTAGATCAAGGTCTGCACAGTTTTTTAGCTTAATTCCGGGTGATAGTACATTATTGCAAAACTATGCCGGTGGATCGCTTAGGGAATATCAGGTATTCATTAGATATTACCTGCGAAAACCTCGACTGGATAATTACAGAACAAATGTTTTTGATTTTATGGCAGATCGTGGTGAAAGGCTAATAAGATTATTCAATAACAATACGAAGTATGAAGATTCAATCAATACTTTTTCTGAACTTGATTTGGCTTTCGGCACTTTAGCTGATCCGTTTGGCAGTATAGTAACTTATAGATGGCATAACGGTAAAATAAATATGATTGATTATGATCCTTCAAGATCAGACCGAGAGGAAAAAAGAGATCTTCAGATATTTGAGGCAGACTTCACTTGTAACGTAATGGAGACAACATAAATGAAAGTAAAAGCTGGGCCTAATTTCTACAAAATAACGGAAGCGAGAGATTACTTTCGTTTGGGAAAAGAGAATTGGGAAAAATTAAATAATAATGAATCTGTAGATATTAAACCGCCAGAAGAACTGGTGAGAAAAAACTACTTAATCAAAATAAAAAAAGAAAAGGAGAATAAATAGATGGCACAAGTTTATTCTGGGAAAAAGTATAGCCTTTTCTTAGGTCGTCAAACTGATGCTTCTACACCAGTAGCTATGGGAACTGCTCAAACTGCAAATGGCGAATTTGTAGAATTAGATGTGGCTTCCGTAACTGATATAGATTTTACTGGTGGTTTGGTAACAGATAGGACTCTAAGAACTGGCCAACAAGTTAAACGCTTGACGGATCACTATGTAAGTGAGAAGGGGGCAACCAAATCATTCAATTTTGAATGGGTGTGCTCCCATAAAGAAGGTGTAATAATGTTGCTTGAATTAATAAGTGATGGTGATGTAGCAACACCTTTTACTATTTTAGGAACTCATGAGCCAGCAACATATTCAGCTGGTGCAACAACCGGTGCTTTGGCGACTGTTATTTTAAAGAACTTAGATTCCAATAAAGAAGCCGGGCAAGATAGAACAATGCAAGATGCCGCATTGACTTCGCTTACCTTTAGGATGGATAGTGGTTCTAACGGTGGTAGATTAATCGCAAGTGGTACTTTTATGAGTGGTCATACAGTCGATACTGCAAGCAGTTCTGTATCCCCAAGTGGAACAGAAACAACATTTGTTAAAACTCTATATGATTGCACAACCAAAACTATTGATTCAGTTGCTTGTATAGTTTCATCTTTTGAAATGACTATCAACAATCCTTGCGTAAGAATTGGTTATGATGCAAATGGTGATGCTGAAGGATATTCAAGAGCGGGTGAAATTACTTGCACAGGCTCAATGAATGTTCTGTATGATGAAAATACCGATGCTTTCTTGGCCACAGTATTACAGAATCCTGCAACTACCTCCGGTGCTGTTGCCCCTGTATTATTTGCAGATGCAGCAATAGGATCTGGAGCCATAGGTTTTAGTATCCCCCAAGCAGTATTAACGAGCCATAGTTTATCTATCGAAGGTGCAGAAGAAGGTATGATGGTAGAAGTTGGCTTTGAAGGAACGGCTGATGGTGGATCTGAAAAGCTATACGAAATTGATGTAAGTCCTTGATAAAATAAAAACGGAGTAGAGAATGAAGATAAAAGCACTTGATCGTGATTGGGAAATAAAAGACGTCAGTTATTCTGAACGCAGAAAACTATATCAAATGAATGTTAAAGCGTTCTGGAAAGGTGATGTTGATCCTGATAAGTATTACGAAGTGTTGGAGAAAGTTGCCGAGATAAGCGGATTGAAAGAAAAAGACTTTAAGGAATTATCTATGGTAGAAATAGATCAATTACTTCAAGCTGTTTTAACTAATTATCTTGGATTAGAAAAAAACGAAGATGGGGATTGAGCCTATTTGTCTGGTTGAGTTATTATAAAGCCGAACCTATTGAAAGGTTTGAGCAATTTCCTTATACAACTCAATCCCCTCTTTCATACGAACAAAAGGAATTTTTAGATGGGGCGGATATATGGGAAGAAGTTGAAGCTATTGCTGAACTTGCTGAGACTTCAAAAACAAGAACTATTGGCCACTTATTATATGATCTTGTTCCATTATTCGCCTCACCTAATTTTTTCATAGAAGATTGGATGATGGATATAATGACTGAATATCATTGGATAAAAAACTGGAATATAAGTCCGGGCAATTTGGATGATATTTCAGCATTTCGTCTTGATTGCTGGACTATAATTGAAAACGAATTGAACCAAATTCAAAAACACGAAAGCATGAGAAATGGCCAAAAGTAGAACTTTTGATATAATATTTAGAACCAAAGGCACAGATAAGGCTCAGCGAGATATAGGTAATGTGGATGATCGCATTGGGGATCTCGCAAATAATGCTAAACAGACAGCGAAGATATTAGGAACGGCATTAGCTACCGCAACAATCGCAGTTGGCACAAAAGCGATTAAAACCGCTGGCCAATTTGAAATGCTTAGAGCAAGACTCGTTGGATTAACAGGAAGTCAAAAAGAAGCTAATAGATTATTTGATGAATTTAATCAGATCGCTGCCAAAACTCCATTCTCAGTTCAGGAAGTAATAGACGCTGGTGCTACATTACAAGCCTTTGGGTTAGACGCAGAAAATCTATTAACAGGGATTGCTGATCTTGCTGCATTTATGCAAGTAGATATTGCTACTGCTGCACAAAATTTCGGTAGAGCAATGAATGCTGGTGCAGGTGCTGCTGATATGTTTAGGGATAAAGGTATTAATCAGCTTGTGGCATCATTCGCCGGAGTTGATAATGTTACAAAATTAACTTTACCAGAATTTCAAACTGCATTACAAAAATTTATTATTGATCCTTCTCAGCCTGTAGCTGGAGCAACTGCTTTGATGGCAGAAACATTAGAGGGGAAATTCTCTAATGCTGGTGATGCCGTTGATAGATTAGCTGCGAGATTGGGGGATAAATTTCTTCCCGCAGTTAAAAATTCTACAGATGTTATCATCAACTTTGTAAATCAAATAGATCCAGATAATATTATCAGCTATGCTCAATCTATTGGGATAGTTACTGCTGCATTAAGTGCTTACACAGTTGCTCAAAATGCTGCGAATATATCGGCAGCTGCATTTAAGAAAGCATTGCCTGTTGTAATACTTTCTACCGTTGTCGTCGGGATTAAAAATGTAATTTCTCAATTTAAAGAACTAAAAAAAGAATCGGAAAGTTTTTCGCAAGAGGCTGTTACTTTAGAAGAAGATTTGACAGCCTTTAGCGATAGAGTTAATAAATTAGGATTTACTGAACTTGTAGAATTAATAGACAAGATGGGTTTGTTCTCAGAAAGCATGACTATTGTTGATTCGGGGAGCCAAGTTACTAAAGAACACGTTCAAATCCTTGCCGATAGATATGCTCAACTTTCTCAATCTATAGCTGACAGTATTGGTAATTTTGAAAAATTCACAATAGCTGCAGATACTTCTGATATAGAAATATTTTCAGATGACGAAGTTGAAGCGACCACTAATCTTTCTAATGAATTTGGAACATATGCAGATAAGTTTACTGCATATTCAGAACAGCTTCTTATCAATTTAGAGCATGAAAGAGAACAGGAAAGATTACGTCAAACATTTATTGAATTATACCCAAAAGAAGCGGAAGCGATGGGGTTGATAAATTCCAAAATGCAGGAATCCGTAGATCTCAGTGGTATTTTAGGGGCTTCTTTGCAAACTGCGTTTGACCCGGATCTTGGCGCAGGAGAAGCCTTTAAGGGATTTATTCTTCAAGTCATGTCAGCAATTCAAGGGGTAATACTTGCAAGTAAAGCAATGAGTGAGGCTCTTACTTTCGCATTTACACCTTTTGGAGCCGGAGTGGCTATTGCGGCATTGGTTAGCTTGGAAGCTGCCAAAGCACTTGTTAGAAATATAAAATTTGCCCAATTCGGGATGGATGAAATGGTATCCCAACCAACTTTAATTATGGCAGGTGAAGCTGGCCCGGAAAGAGTTCAGGTAACTCCAGCAACAAGACCATCTGTAAATGAAAGTAAAAGAGGAATGACTATTAACTTCCTCGGCCCGGTAACGGATAGAGATTTCGTAAGGGATACAATAATTCCGGAGATCCAAAAAACACAAAGACTGGGGCTTGCATAGATGGCTTTAAGTAAGGGGAGTTGGTCGCCGACTTCCGGGATGCGGGAGAATTGGCTTATTCAAATAGAGGATTCTTCTGGTTCAAACACTAAATATTATTCCTTCTTTGATCAGACGGTTCAATCGGTTGCATATTCAGGTAAGATTCTAAATAATCCAAGCATCCGGGAAAGCATTGATA